TAAAAAAATGGATAGAAAATAATCAAAATAAGGATCTAAATAATGGCTAACTCATGGCTCAGGCTATGGCATGACATGCCTACAGACCCCAAGTGGCGAACTATTTCAAAAATAAGCGGACAACGCATTGGCGATGTAATTTCTGTGTTTATACACATGCTTGTTTGTGCATCGAACGCAAACGAACGCGGGCGAACGCAATCGTTCAACTGTGAAGATGTTGCAAGCGCACTTGACCTTGAAATCGACCAAGTATCCTCGATTGTTGATGCCATGCAGTCCCGTGTTTTAGATGGGGATAGACTCAAAGGATGGGAGACTCGCCAAGTGGCACGGGAAGACGGTAGCGCCGAGCGTGCAAGAGCATGGAGAGAGGATAAAAAAGCACTAAATTCTCCATTGCGAACGCAAACGAACGCAAACGAACGCAAACGAACTCCAGATTCAGATTCAGATTCAGATTCAGATTCAGATTCAGATTCAGATTCAGATTCAGATATAAAAAAAGAAATACAAAAGAAAAAAAATCCTGATGTCGCTAACGCTCCTCCTGTTCGGGCTGAAATTTTTGAGGTGTTTAATTTTTGGAAAGAAAAATTTAATCATCCGCGACAGTCGCTTAACGACCAATACAAAAAAATAATTTCACTGGCATTAAAAAATTTAACGCTGGCGGATTGTTTGGAAGCAATCGAGGGCTGCTCACTCACGCCTCACAACATCGGGCAAAACGACACTGGGCAGAAATGGGACGGGTTGCATATTATTTTTGATTTCAAAAAAGGCAATCCGGCGCGGTTCATCGAAAATAAAAATAATCCACCCACCCCTAAGAATTTAAAAATTGGACAGAAGGCACAAAACACAAAACAGGCAGTCGAGTACATCATTCAAAAAATAGAGGAGCAAAAAAATGACAACGAACGAAATGCATGAGTTTAAAAATATCATGATGGGGATAACTGAAATTTACGGCATGGAATTTAGCGCAGCTGCTGTTCAAATTTATTTGAACGCTGTCTCGCATATCGACATCGATACCATCCGCGAAGCGGTGAACGAGCACGTAAAAAAAATACCGGAGGGACGGTTTTACCCTAAGCCATGTGAGATAATCGGATATCACGAAGGCAAACTTAAAAAAATTGAAGCTGAGAAAATTCGAGAAAGAAATTTACGGCATGAAAAAAAATTGGAACTTGAGAATTTTGTTAGCGGCGAGATAGCTGCGTTGCGATTGGATGCTGCTACGAATAAAAAAAATATTACATGCACAATAAACCCTTCGACGCTGGCTTACGTTGAAAAATTGGGAGGCTGGGAAGAGATTTTGAAAATGTACAAACAAAATTTATATTTTTTTGACGTGATGATAACCGGATTTTTTAAATTTGAATTGGAAAGACGTCAACTAACTCACAATTGGGATTTTACAGCGAATTTAAATTTACGCCTGGTGAAAAATAATGAAAATTAATAGCAAACAAAAAGGCGCGAGAGGTGAACGCGAATTTGCGCAGTTACTTCGTGACCATGGATTTGAAGCTCGACGTGGGCAGCAGTACTGCGGAGCGAATGGCGATGCTGATGTGATTTGCGACTCTCTGCCACAGTTTCATTTTGAAGTCAAGCGTACCGAAACTTTGAATCTAAAAAAGGCAATTTTACAAAGTCAGGCTGATTGTGGCAAAAAAATGCAGGAAAACTTAAATCGTATAGGGGTACATTCAACGATCGTACCAGTGGTAATGCATAGGTACAGTGGTGGAAAATGGATGGCTATAATAGAAGCTAATGAGTTTTTAAAGATGGTTAACAAAAAAGAGAATTTATGACAGAACAAGAAAAATTATATCCTATAGATAATGTTATCGGTGAGGAAGATTGTAAAAAAATCCAAGAAAATGAAAAAATTGAGGATTTTAAATTAAATGTATTGAAGAGGATTTTAAATGACGCATATTGATTATTTAATTTGGGATTTAGTTTGTTTAGTAATAACCGGTATAGTTTATTTTGCTTTGAAAAATTCTAGGAGTAAGGATGATGAGTGATGTTGAAAAAATTTTATCGATAGGCGCGAATTTTAGGATAACAAAATTATTTTTTCCTCGTGGGCAAGAGATTAGAATTGAATGCATTTATTTTTTACATGATGAGTTAGATGGTAGTCGTATTGAAATAGAAGGCTATTTTAAATCTGAAGAAGAAGCAATCGATAGAGTTTTTATTGAATGTAAAAAATATATAGAAAGTCGGCTTGATCATTATCGATATTTAAAAGAAGAATCTAAAGAAAAAGCAAATGAATATGGTGATATAAGTATAGATTATTTAAAAAAATTAGATATATTAAATTCATAATGACTAAAAGTATTAGATATGATTTTTATAAACCATCCGATTATGATAATTGCGATCATGAATGGAAGAAAACAGGACGTGAAAATTATTCAAATGAATTATTAACTGACATGATATGCATTAAGTGTAATTGCCCTGGTGAAAAAGACGAAGATCTTGATGAAGTATATTATCCGGCAACATAAAAAATTATGATTACTAAAAACCTCTCTGAGTTAATTAAGTCTTACATATCTGACGATCAAATCAGGCTTGTAATTTGTGAGCGACGATTTGGCGCGGTCATTGAGTTAAACTTAATTAATTTGGAAGGCAAAAAATCTTGGTGGATTACACAGTTAAGAGTTGACCCTAATACCACTAAAAAAGAAAAATTGGCTTCCTATATTTTAAAAGAAGCCATCAAAATAGTTTATAAAAAATATCCTGCGCAAATTTATGTCTCAAGTTCTAACTGGGGGGTGTTTTTGGAACATCAAAAAGATTTTTATTTAAATAATAGTTTTGTTAGGAAAGGAAGTTATTTTGTTTGTGGGTGATATAATTTGTATGGCGCGGTATATCCAACATTTAGATACCCTGCAATAGTAGGGGGGTGTAAGTGAAAATCTTACCCGCGTCGCTTTTATAATATTTTGCATTTTATTCCTTGCTTTCTAAAATGAAATATTAATTCATTCCTTGGGAATGGGATCGTATCAGTTTTAAGATATTCCATTAATTTAATAAAATTTTTTACTTTATCAAAATAATCATAGAATTTTTGTTGTTTTTTTGTACGAGGCTCTATCTTTGCAGTAAAAAATAGTTTTAAGCAAGGGCTAAAACATAATATAAATTCATCGTTTAAAATAATATCGGCACCGTACGAAATTGGATCAAGCCCAAAGTTTGTAATGTTAACGGAGGTAATTTTATAATCTTCAATTTTCATATTATTTTCCTACCACGTATGAATGATAATGTTATCTTTAATAAAACTAAAAACTTGGCGTGATGCCGCCTTAATAATCTTTTGTATTTCTTCCTCTGTGCCAATGATTTCTTTCTCTTTTACTAAATCTTCAAAATATGCTTTAACTGTGTCGACGATATTTTCAACGTAAGTAAACTTTTGATCGCGCGATAATAATTTTTCTAAGCGCATTGGTTGGCATAGGTAGTCATAGTCAGTTTTAATAGTTTTTATTCTTTCGATAGGTTTATTTTCATGCTTAAAAACTTTTTTATAAAGTTTGTGATCAATAGAAATGACAATACCTTCTGGCTCCATAAAACCTGGGCATAGAAGCGAGCCGTTTTTTCTAAGTGATGAAAACATGTCGTTGATGACATCGTTTAATTCTGATGCTTTTATTAGACCTTCAAAGAGAAGCGGCACTAAAACAGTTTGAGGAGGAAATTCATCTAGTTTTAAATAAGGATTGAATAATACAAATTTTCTATCGCTTAATCCTTCACCGCTGTTAATTCCTTTTCCGCACCATTCTCCGTAGTAACGCCCGGCAGGTAACTTTAAAAATTCATCTTCATTTTCTAAAACAAAATTGCAGAAACCGTAGTTATCATCGTCGTATTCAAGCCATCGGGAGCGTGATCCTATTCCTGTAATTTTTTTTATTGTTTTTCCTGGTCTTACATTAACAAAAGGTTTAGATGTATAAAAAAAATTATCGTGGATATTTATTATTTCTTCTTCTATTAAAATTTGAGCATTAGTGCCATGTATTTTTTGAGTGATGTAGACGTCTAATCGGTCTATATTTTCAATAGATTTAAAGGATTTGAATAATGTAGGGTCAGAGTTTAATTTATATTTTTCAGTCATTTTATCGCTCCAAATTTTCAAAATCTATTGCATATTCATCTGTAGTAACAATTGTTTTTATTAATGAAATTGATTTGTAATTATTTAGTTCTTTTTTTAGTTTAGAAAAAATTTTATAAACTTTGTCATAATTTTGTATTTCATTATTGCCGAGTTCGCTGCTAAACTTTTCACTATTAAAATCAAAATCATAAATTTCATTATATTTATTCACTGCTTTAATTTTATATTTTTCTATTTTCATTTTATTTCTCCACAAATTTATACTCTATCCTACCGCCTAAAGCTTTTGCGTACGCGTCTATACGGTTTAAGCTGGGCGAATGGTCGGTATTATCTTTGCCTTCTTCTAATCGACATATAGAGCCTGCGTGCGTGCCTAGTCTTTCAGCTATTTGTTTTTGAGTAAGTTTAAGGGATAAACGTTTATTTTTTAGTTGTATTATTATTGGATGTTTCATCTGTCGTATACCTGCCATAAAGATCTTAATAAACATTCCGCATGGACTGTAATAGAATCTATATTTTTTTTATCACTTGTAATTTCAACTACTACTAATTTATAGGTATTTTCTTCACATGAGCAACATGGTTTAGACATTTTTAAAGCTGTATCTTCATGTACTCTAATTATATTAAACATAATTTCTCCTTAGGTTTTGTTATGAATTATTTCTGGTTTTGGCGAATCATAAATATTAGCTAATAAATCCTCAGCTGATATTTTATGATTGATGGACTGGCTAAATCTTTTAGTAAAAGTATCATTGCTTAAACATTCAATATTACAGCGAGTAAATTTGAATAGAGCTTCCATTTCTTCGCCGGTTACTTCGATAGTGGGTAATTTTTTTGGGTATTCTTTAGTGATTACGCACCTTACTGTTTCAAAATAATTCATATCGATTTTATTAAATTCTTCTTGTGTTAATTCCCAGGTTTTTGTTTTCATAAAATATGTCGCGCCCGTTTGTAATAGATGCTCTCCGGCAAAAGGGTCGCAACAATCTTTGATTTTATAAGTTATTTCTGACATTAAGTTATCTCCTGTTTTTTTAGTTTAATTTATCGTATAGTTTTGACATTTCTTTCGATAGCTCATCACTTTCTAGTAAAAGTTTAGAGTAATAAAGAATTGCTTTCTCGTAAGAGAAAAAAATATCTATTGTTATTGCGCCACCTGGGATTTCTTCATTCACAAAGTAACATCTGAGTTGAGTTTCAGTTATGAAGAAAGTGCTACACTCGGATTTTTTTAACGTTATATTTGTGTACGTGCTTTGATAGTTTTCTATGGTTTTCATAATTTTGTTATCTCCCTATTTGTAATTTCTTTATCATCTTCTTTGTCATCAAAACAATTGCAAATACAATCACACTCGTCCATGTGATTATTTTGACATTCCGAACAAGAATGAATCTCACAAAATTGACCTTTAAGATAATTTGTCATTTTTTTCCTTTTGATTTTTTATATTCTTCTTCAAATTTTCTATTTTCTTCATCTATTTTCTTTAAATAATCGAAATATTTAATGAAGGGTAATGATTGTTTTACTTTTTCAGCAACTAGTTTGTTGTATAACAATTCTTCTGGTGTCATTAATCTAATAGTCATGATGGGTTCCTTTTAGTTGTTAAAGTGGTCTCTGAAATGTTCCCGAAGGTCTTCGCTAACGGTTCCAAGGTTGTTAGGGAAAAATATTTCATCACCTTGGAAAGTAATTAAAATTGAAAGGTCATTAAAAACTTTTACCTGACAGTCAGTTTGTTTGTTTAAAAAGTCTTGTATATCTTGCGGTAGTTTTGATAAATATGATTTCATGATGCACTCCTTTTCTCCCTTAATTTTTGTAAAAATTCGCCTACTGCTGTTTTTAACATTCTTCGATTGTGAGAATTATTTAACATAGTGGATGTTCCTCTGAATTTTAAATGTTCCCGAGCGTCTTCAATTGTTATTTCTCCTGGGGAAAATTTAGTTTTACCTTTTTGTTTTTTCATAATGGTTTCCTTTTTTATGCCGTTGCGTAATATTTTGTTCCGTGAGGTTGATAGGCTTTAACAAATTTTGAAGCTTGAGGTTCGTTCCATCCAAATTCATCAATTAAAGCCCATTTGCAATTGTGAAACCACCACGCCAGTGATACGTCCATTTGCATATAATGCGCTCTAGCTAAAGCTTTTATTAAACCCGCTTGAGTTTTATATTTTTGTGGTGATTTCATTCTATATTTTTGATTTTTCATAATCGGTTCCTTTTAGTTATATGACGTTTCTTTTCTAATTAAATTATAAAAAACTTGCTCAGCGCCTAATTTTTTTAATTTGAGGCGAGCGGCACTAATAGCCATTTTCTCAGTTTTGTATGTTCTCATATCTATAACATTTTCGTTGCTAAATACATCGGCTCCCTCAGGAACGTAACATAGAAAATTTTTATATATAATTTCTCCACTTTCTTTTTGTTTTTGAAAAATGTTTACTAAATAAAAATTGTTTTTAGATTTAAGTGTGATCATGCTGCGCTCCTTTTTAAATAAAATATTTCACCTTGTAAATCATAAAAATATTTTTTGCATAGATTTTTTATAGATTGTTTATCGTGATGGCAATTATAAGATTTAAGCTCGTTTTGTTTGATATGCCATACGTTTATATCGTCCTCTTCTTTTAGATCAAAGGATTTTCTAGCAACAGTGACAAATTCAATATAAAGATCAATATCACGTAAAACTAAATAAGGTGATAAATTTTTTCTTGATTTACGATAAACAGCCTCAAAGTTTTTTTCTGTGAATTTATCTTGTGTTCTCATTTTGTTTTCCTTTTAGTTGAGTTTATTTTCAATAATTTTCGCTTATACAAGTAATTTTTATGATGTGCTCTGCGTCTGATACTTTCCATTTTTTAGGATAGCCTTTCACTAAAGTTTTAAAGACATCATAAGAGCCATCGATTTTGTTTAAGCGAGATACTTTATAAGAAATAGCTGGGATTTCTTTTTTTGTTTCTAAAGACTCATAAAGAGATACAAAGTTTTCATAGTTAATTTTTGCTTGCGTTGTGTTCATTTTTGTTTCCTTTTAGTTTATACAGCCTTGATTGACTGTATGTGAGAATTGTAACGAGTTCGTGATATGATGTAAAGGGTTTAAATGTAAATTTAGCGTAAGGAATTGTAAATGAATTGTCAGATTATGAATAAATTTGTAAATTTGATGCATTTGATTTCCGTTTTTGGTATTGTTTTGTTTCATTAAAAGGAGAAAGTTTATGAAAGATACTTATTTGATAGTCGTATTTTCGGCTACTGTGTTCATCGTAGGTTGTGCTTTAATTGACACCTACTTTTCTATCGGTAAAATGGATAAAAACATCCAAAAAATCGAAAAAGTTTTAGTGGAGAAGCAGGGAGTTAATTAAAGTTTTGGAGAGGTGGCAGAGTGGTTTATTGCGCTTACTGATTGCTTTACCTCCTGTCAGTAGGTACGGGCTTAATTGCGGGTCGCGGGTTCGAATCCCGCCCTCTCCTTCTAAATTTGGAGTTTAAATTATGTCTGAAGAATATTTTTTGAGAAGATATAGCCCGCTTATCGTTTCTTATTTTGAAGAAATCGGTCCATTGCGTCCTGAAGAAATACAAAAATTTCTCAATATACAATCAAATCATTTCCATCCTTTTAACCAACTTTTTGACATGACCCGCCAATCCATGCACAGAACTGAAGTATCTTGCGCTTGCGCTTCTTTGGCATTTTGCAGTTGCCCATAATTCCGATAAATACTATTATCGGAAGTAAAATTATAAGTCATTGATTTAATTCTTGTTATTTATTTCCACTTGTTTTATTTCCCCTTTACGTTATAATTTAATAAATCGTCAGTTTATGTAAATTTTATTGATTAAATTTAGGAGTAAAAATGCAAGCTATACTTGATAATATTATCGTTAAATCCACAATTTCTGATTCTGAATCCGGTATTGGTTATGGAGAGGTTGAGTCTGTGGGAATGAATATATCTACTGTTTTCCCAGGAAATAAAGTTTATTTTTCTCTTTGTGATTATTACAAGATAAACAAATTCCCTGAATTTTTTTATGTGATAAAAGAAGATGCCGTTCTAGCTATCGATAATCAATAACATGACTTACAACGAACGCCGACAAAAATTTGTAGAAGAAATGGTCTTAAATGGCGGTAATGGTACTAAAGCTGCTATAGCGTCTGGCGCTTCTGAAAAAAGCGCAAGTTGTATCGCTACTCGATACATGAAAGAAAAAGAAGTCTTAGATAGCTTAAAAGATGCTCGTGCTGAACTCAGAAAAAAAGCATGTGAAGTACTTGGCATTAGTCAACTCACTAAAATGCAGATACTTTGGAAGCATGCTAAAAATGCTACCCCAAATGAATCAATACGAGCAATAGCTGAACTTAATAGAATGACTGGTGATTACGAGCCAGCCGAAACAAAAAGCGATATAACAAGCGCAGGCGAGCCTTTATCTTCAGTTGTAATACTCCCAGAAAATAACCGTAACATAAACTTTGAGAATGAAGAGGAAAGCGCGAATGAGAACAGTTAAAGACAATCTAATCGTAAAAGTAGAATACAAAAAATCTGAAATAATCCTTAATGTAAAAACCGAGAACGCCGCGGAAAAAGGCGAAATAGTAGCATGCGGTAAGAAAGTAGAGGAAGTAAAAGTAGGCGATTTTATTAACTTTTCCCCTTTTGCGGGATTTAAAATCATAAAAGAAGGCATAGAATATCGCGTGATGAAAGAAGACCAAGTCATGATGATATGCTAAATGCTTTATCAGAAGAACAAAAAGCTCAGATAAAAAACGCTCGTACAATCTTTAGACCGCAACCAGGTGGTCAAACCCTTTTCCTTTCATCATCAGCCGATTTCGTTTTATACGGAGGTCAGGCAGGCGGTGGTAAAACATATTCTCTTATGCTTGAATGTCTTCGTAACTCTCATATTAAAGGTTTTGATGCAGTTATTTTTAGACGGGAAATGAAGCAAATTACTGCTGCTGGTGGTTTATGGGATGAGTCATCGTCAATCTTTCCTTATTTTGGAGCTAAACCTAACGTACAACGCTTAAAATGGGTATTTCCTTCTGAGGCTACGATTGGTTTTGCAGGACTCGAGCTTGAAGCTGATAAGCTAAAGTGGCAAGGTTCCCAAATATGCTTGCTGTGCTTTGATGAAACAACGCACTTTACCGAGACCCAGTTTCGATACTTGATGACTCGTAATCGCTCTACCTCTGGCGTAAAACCTTATATACGCGCTACCTGCAACCCTGACCCCGACAGTTGGGTAAAACGTTTCGTTGAATGGTATCTTTTGCCGCAAGGCACCCCAGACCATTCTAAGCGCGGTATAATTCGATACTTCGGTCTTAAAAAGAATGATTATGTTTTCGGCGAAACACCAAAAGAATTATTTCAAAAATACGGTATAGAAGAACAATACTGCAAAACTTACACTTTCATTTATGCTACTTTAGATGATAATCAAAAGCTCCTTGAGAAAGACCCAGGCTATGTAACTAACCTTAAACTCGCAGGTGAAATAGAAAGCGAAGCACTTCTGCATGGCAATTGGAATATCAAAAAAGTCGGCAAGTTATTTAAACCTGAAGACTTCAAAATATATACCGTTCTCCCGCAATTTAAATACAAAATAATCGTTGCGGATACTGCACAGAAAACTAAGGAAGCAAACGATTACTCGGTCTTACAGTGCTGGGGAATTTGCGATAAAGGAATTTATCTAATCGACCAGTTACGCGGTAAATATGAATACCCTGATTTAGAGACACTAGCCATTTCATTTGTTCATAAACATTCAGATGTAAAAGACATTTTCGTTGAAGATAAGGTTTCTGGGAGCTCGCTCATTCAATCTTTGCGCAGAAAGATACTAAAGCCTATCGTTGCCATTCAGCGTAACAAGGATAAATATACCCGGGCTTTTGATGCGCAAGGTTATATAAAATCAGCTTACGTATTCGTTAACCCTTTAACCGATTATTACACAGATTACATTAATGAGATGGTATCATTTTGCCCTGAAGGCGATTATGCGCATGATGACCAGGCAGACTGTACTTTTGATGCAATTGAACTTCTGCTTATCAACCCACGCTACAAAATAACTCAAGAAGAATACAATTTGAGTTTTAAACCTCAGATTGTTTATTAATTTCTTTCATTTCTAGTCTCATTCTTTCATTTTACTCTTATTAAAAGATAAGCATCTCTTCGTGCTTATCTTCGTGCTTATCTCACACTAAGAGTATTTATTATTAATTGCATATAATTAAATTATCAATTAAAATAATAATTCAAATACTTCTCAGTTGAGAAATAAAAGTTCTCAGTTGAGAAATGATAAGTATTAAAAAATAGGAGAAATTATGAAAAAATCCAATCCTGGTTTTAAAGCCGTTCAAAATAAAATAATGAAAGAAGGTTATAGCAAGAAATCAGCGGGTGCAATTTTAGCTAATGCGACTCGTAATGCTTCTACCAAAGCTAAAAAAGCAAATCCTAATCTTAAGAAAGTAAAATAAGGAGAAAACCATGCCAGCAGGTCGTCCAAGAAAAATTGAGTCTTATAATGAACTTAATTTAATCCAAGGAAATAAGTCGCCAACTGTTGTTCCATTAGTTGATGAAAACATTTTAGTATTACAAAATAAATTAAATGAATTAAATATTGAATTTAATGAGTCTGATGACTTCTTAACCTTAGTTGATTTGTTATCAAAAGCTAATAAAAAACCTGATGTAGACAAATTAAAGTCTTATGCAAGCAACACTAATTTAAAAACCCAAGAATTTATAGAACGTCTTTATAAGCTAGGGGTTTCATCTTTCTACATTTCCCCTATTGTTGACCCTCGTAAACCTGATTCTGCTCCCATTAATCTTTTTACAGATAATGACAATGTACTTTCTGATGTTGAATTATTAGAAAAAGTAAGATTTTGCGGTTTTGAGCCTGTAGATTTTACAAGCATTATGGCAAGTTATGCAAAACAACCACGTCCTCAACGAATGAGATAATATGGCGTGTCCTGAACCGGTTGACGTTATTGCAGAAAAAGAACTTTGGAAATCGCTTTATGGTAAAAACAATGAGCGTGGTGAGTATTCAATAAAATTTGGTCAAGTGGGCGATCAATGGGATTCAGATGTTGCTAGTAGACGTGAATCTACAAATAAAGAATCACTGACATTTAATCTCTGTCTAAAGCACATCAAGAAAATCAAATCTCAATTTCGCCAGATTGATTTCAATTTAAACGTTTATCCTACAAACCAACGAAGTTATGACAGTTTGGAACTTAATTGTTTCAAGATGCTGTTTAATCACTTCATGATGTCGGATGAAACCCATAACACAATGGCTCAAGCATGGGACAAAATGGCTGATTTCGGCTATTCTTTTGTTGAAGTTAACTACGATACAGAAAGCGACGATACATTGTCATTAAAGCCAGTATTGCGCATGCATGAAGACCCTGCACTTGCTTTCTGGGATTTTAAGTCTTCTACCCCAACTAAAATTGATGGTGATTATTGCGGTATGGTTAAAACCATTTCCGATGATGAGCTTCGTGATAAATACGACCAAGCAAAAGATAAATCATTTCTTGAAGAAAAAAATACTGTTATTGAGTATTGGTATCGAGAAAGAAAAAAAATCGATTTTATTCAATTGGTCGGTGGCGAGTTTAAAAGAAAGGACTTAATAGACGAAAGTACCGATAAAATATACTACGATACTACTAGTAATCTAGTGACTAGAAAGGGATATAAAAGCTGTATTTATTACATGGTGATTTGCAATAATGAGGTTCTTGTCAAACCTAAGTTATTCCCAACTGAAGACTTGCCACTTGTTTATCATCCTGGATTAACCGTATGGACTCCAGACGGTTATCAGACCTTCCCTTTTATTTTCGCAATGGAAGGCTCACAAAAGCTTCATAATTTCACCATGAGTCAGATAGCGACTCTCGCGAAGAATGTATCGGCAACTAAATACTTTTTAACACCTGATCACATCCAAACTCCTGAACAGCGTGATGCTGCGATTAATATTTCAAAATATGAAGGTGCTATTGTGTTAGGTGAGCGCGCGGATGGAAATAGCAAGCCTCCTATGATTGTGCCGCCTTCTGAAATGCCGATGAGCATGCTTAATCTAGGAACTCAAACTAAGCAGGAGATTGATGAAATAGCGGGAGCGTTTATAGATGGAGCATTAAGCGACCAGTCCATGATATCTGGTAAAGCTATCGGTTTAATTGCTCAAAATATGAATATGAGCACGATTAATGCTCATTTAATTTCATCGCAAATAATATTCATTGATTCAATTTGTAAATTATTCCAGCAGATGCTTCCTAAAATAGTGACAGAGCAGCGGTGCATTACCATTCATAAAGAAGATGGGTTGTCAGAAGATATATATGTAAATCAATTACTTGCGACTGGTAAAATCAAAAATAATATTAAGGATATCAGAAATACTTTTTTATATAACATTAAATCCGGTCCTAGTGCAGAGATGCAGCAAGAATCAAGTTTGAAGGCATTGATGGCATTTTATAGCGTTCCTCCTACCCCTGATTTTGCAGCAACAAAAGATTTATTCGCCCGTAATTTGCCGATTAAAGATATTGACGAGTTTGAAAAGAGAATATTAACTACGATGGATCCAATGTTGATTAAATATACTAATGGCGAAATCACAAAAGATGAATATACAAAATACATTCAGCAGCAACAAATGCAAGCTCAACAGATGGCTGCACAGCAAGCTCAGATTCAGCAACAAATGCAGCAAGCTCAGATTCAAGTTGAGCAGCAACGCGCTAATAGTATGCAGTTCAATGAAGAAACTAAACGCATGAAAGAAATTAGCGATTCACAGGCAGCAGACGCCGCTAATTATATTAATATGGCTAAGGTTCAAGGCGACCAAGAAATAAAAGCAGCTGATAATGCTTTGGGTCAACAAATGCATGAATTAGAAGTTGCCAAGTTAGCTAATCAGCAATTTAAAGAAATGCAAGAAATTAACGCTCATCATTAACATGCCAGTAATTACGGTTCCCATAAATAAAGGATTTTCACCAGACTGGAATACACGGCTAGGTTCACCTGATTTAGTTAATATGTTCGTGGGTCAATCTGGCGAGTTATATCCGACTCCAGGAATGTCATTATTAGTTTCTATCGATAATATTAGAAAAATACATTTCACTCCTTTTAAATCAACATCTTATATCGTAGTAACGTCTAGCAATGTGTTAAGAGTCGATTTAAGCGGTGATGTATCTTTAATAAGCACGATTATCAATAGTGGTTTACAGGTTCAAATAGCCGAGAACCTACAAAATCAAATTGCTATCTCTGATGGCAGAAATGGGTATGTATATGACCAGAATACGTCAGTATTCACAAAGTTAGACCCCGTCAATAATAATTTTGCAATTACATCGCCAATTTCTGTTATCTCTTTGAATTCATATATTATTTTCCTAGGTTCTGATGGAATTTGGCAGGTTAGTTTACCTAATCAAGCGGTTCAATATGACCCTGAAGGAGAACAAAAAATAGACTCCTCTTTAACGAGTGCGAAGTGTCTATCGAGTGTAGATAACAACCTTTTTATTTTTGGTTTAACGGGTATTGAGAGATGGATACCAACCTTAAATACTAATGTGTATTTATTCCCCTTTCAAAAAGACACTAACTATAAAAAGGATTTTGGGGCTATATCGAGCGCATGTGTTGCCAATGGAATTAATAAAATCTACTTTTTATCTTCTCGTTTTATTCCTATGTCTTTGGATTCAAATGGAATGTTGGAATTGCCAGACCAGCAAAATGCGATTGGGATTAGTAAAATAATTAGTCAATATCAAGAGAAAGAATTATGTCATGGTTCATTTTATAGCTTTAGAGGTAATTATTTTTTCCATATTACCTTTCAAAAAGAGGGAATATCCTTAGTTTATAATCAGAACAGCAATAAATTGACCAAAAGTGATGATTTAATAATTAGCTCAGCGCAAAATCATGAAGTAGTTGCAAAACAGAGTAATGTTTACAATTTATCACTAGAGACTGATTACAAAAAAAGGACTTTAATCACAGAACGTCTAGTATTGTACAAAGAACAGGCTAACTCTCGAAATCTATTAAATGGAATCGAGGTAAAAATGGTGCAGGGTTACTCTCAAAAAATAGAACCACAATTATTGGAAATATCATTATCATTAGATTCTGATAGTTGGTTAAACGTAATAAGAATACCCTTTGGACTCACTGGAGAAAGGAATCATTTAGCTATATTAAAATGCAATGTTTCATTTCCTTATGAATTAACCTTAAAAATTGAATACCACGGCAACTATAATTTCACAATTGAAAAACTAACATTAACCGTAAATTAGGAGACCAAAAATGACAGATGAGAATCAAGTACCACAACAAGAACCTGTTGCAGAACCACAAACGGAGGCGGTTGGTCATTCTCCTGCTGAAGACGGCGAATTAAACGAGTTTGATGCTGCTACTAAAGAGAAAATGAGTAAGACTATTCAAAATAGAATAGCGCCCATTACTAAAAAGAAAAATGAAGCTGAGCAACGTGCTGCCCAAGCAGAAGCTGAACGGGATGCGATTAAGAAACAGCATGAAGAGATGATGTCTAAGATGCAGCAAAATCCTGCTGCTATGACACCTGACCAAATGCAAAAAATGATTCAAGAAGAATCACAGAAGGTTCAACAAAGTGGAAAGGTAGCGAGTCTTGACTATAAAATAAATGAAGCTAAAAAAGAAGACCCAGAGTTAGGGGAATTATTAACAAAAGGGAACGCCATTCCTCCAAGCATGGTGCAATTTCTTGCCAATCAAGATCATATTAATAATATGCCAGCGGTCGTAAAGCATTTATTGAAGGATAAAGGAGACCATGCCGTTTATATGAGTTCTAGTACGCCAGCCGAAGCGATTAATTTTATTAATAATTTAAGTAATAAGCTTTCTTTAAATAACCAACCTAAACCAAGTGAGTTCACGCCTAACCCAAAACTATCAGACCAATCAGAAGATAATTTTAATGTAATAAAATATGTAAAAAGTAAGGGTTCTTATAGAAATTAATTGACTTTGTAATTTTTATTAATTAAAATTAAGGCTCGTCAACATAAGACGTTAACTTATGCCATGGGATTCATGTAAAAAATCCAGTCCCCTAAGACTATAAAAATGCGACCCGGAAGTTGTAATTTTATTAATTATTTAGGAGACTAAACATGGCTAGCATTAACACGAACATTGTAACCTCGTTCGTTGCAAAACAAATATTTGAGCTAAACGTGGGCATGAACCCGCTTATTAGTTCAGCAAATCGATATTATGTCGATACATTTCAAAATTCATTACCTTACGCTCCCGGCACTACTGTAAATATTAAAGTACCTGGATATCCTAATGTGAATACTGGATTAACAGATATTCCGCAAGGTCTTGTAGATGTTGTATTACCTTATGTTATTACTGAAGATGATATTTATAGTACAACTTATCTAGTCGATAACTTCGAGATTAAATTTAACTTTAAAGGTGGCGCAGGCGCATTAACTGATGCACAAAAAGCAAATATTGTGGATTCTTACGCGCTTCCAACTTATCTTGCTTTCCAACAAAAACAAGAAAATGTTGCGGCTTTCCGAATGAAGACAACCGCAATGTACACCCCAATCGATACTCTTGAAAAATTATCAGGCATTAATAATTTCTCTGGCGTGTCGCAAGTATCTGAATTCATGGATAATTTACAATATTCAGAGGAACGATACTTCATGATGAATTTGAAAGATGGATATGCCGTTTCAAATTCATTGCAAAATTCATTTAATACAAAATTGAATGAAAATGTATCTGATTCTGGTTGGATTGGTGGTAGTTCAATAAATTCTAATCTAGCAGGATTACAAGTTAAGAAATCTAAAAATTTAACTAAGCATACTGCGGGTCCATTAGCAGCATGGTCGCTGACAAATCCAATCACTATTGCTAGCATTGACGGGACTGGCACCTTGGTAACTTTAACAGGCGTTGATGCTGTATCAACTAAATTAGTTAATGCTGGGGATTATTTCTCTGTTCCTAGTGTTCAGTTACTCAGTCCTATTGATAAAGTAGTTTTTGATAAAAAACTCGTTCTTAAAGCATCTGAAGATGCGAATGGTGACGGCTTCGGTAACGTCGTTATTAAATTACCTTATCCATTATTTGCCTCTGGTATGCATGCTATTGTTGATAGTTTGCCAGCTCCTGGTGCTGCTGTAATTCCTTATCCTAGTCGTAACTTAAACTTCGCCTATGTTCCTTCAGGATTAAGCGTTGTTCCGTTGCCATTAGGTAAAGTTTACGGTGCTGAAAATTCAGACAGTACAGCGATGAATAAATGTCCTATCAGTGCTTATATGCAAGGTGCTGTATTAGATTTAGCGAATGTGTTCCGTATCGCTCAATTGATAGGTATACGCGCTTTTACTCCTTACATTGTAGAAGTTCCATCATCAGCTGCTTAATACTAACAGGGGGAGAAATCCCCCTTTAATGAGGAATAAAAATGACAGCATTAAATTTAACACCGAAAGATACAAATTATTTAAATTGTAGTTTGATTAATCAGCAATTAACTCAGAATAAAGAGTTTTTAACTCTTAGTAGCGTGGATATAAGTTTTCCTGCCGGCGCTCCTGGTTATTTTATTACAGACGGGACAGGCAGAGGGCAATTAAGCGGACAAATTAATATTGATTCTAATCCCGCAATAAATATGGAATTATTTAGACTACCAATAAAATATAAAATACCTACAGATTATTATTTTCCTGTTGTAGTCCTGGGAGCAGGTTATTCACCTAATGCAATAAGTATTAAAACTATTTCAGGCGTCATAGTCGTTACATTAATTAATTTACCAACTGTCGGCGATATAGTTATTTTAGATTCTGCGCCTTTTTTATTAAATTCGTATAACTAGGAGTTATTATGTTGATTTCAACATTAGTAACAGATGCACTTTATTTATCTTTGTATGATCGAGAATTGCAACCTGCTATTAATGGAGGAGTGACGAATGCTGCCTTAAATACATTAAATTATATATTTGATGAATGGCGAGATTTAATCCCTTATCCAGTAGAGTACACTTTTAACAGTGCCGCTGAATTATTAAATACCCCGTTTGTTTCGGTTGATAATGTTAATTATTTACTGCCAGGTAGCAATGTAAAACAACCCTTACTTTCAAAAGACTTAACTGATTTCAACAAATTAAGTTTAATCGTAGGACAGCAGTCAATTCCTAATATTTATTATTTTGATCCTCTCTTGCAGAATATTAATATTTACCCGTTACCGTCCCAGGTTGATAGTAGATTTATAGTGTGGGGTCGTGCTGCTTTGGGTCCATTAACCTTAAACTCCGCATTACCTCAAAATATGCCTATTTTCATGGCAAATGCACTGATATACGAATTAGCAGGGCGTCTTGCTGGTGAAAAGGGAGCCGTTTTCAATGAACGAAAAGAAAGAACACGGCTAGATTTAATAGGGCAGTTGAAATCAAAACGACAAGTTAGTTTATCAACCCCTAGAGATAATGTTTTTGGTAGCCCAAACGGGAAGCATCCATTTCCTTTTTTTTATTATTTATCAGGGGGTGGTTCTTAATGGACAATCAAATACCTACACCTCCCTTAAATCCTGATTTAGTGGAAATTCACAAGCATATTATTCAGCTTAATAATTGGTTGGGCAATATGTTTTTAACGGGGAACCAAGCCACCCATTTAGACCAATCTACTTTAAATAAAATGGTATCAACAAATGATTTAAAGCAGGCGGGAAAGATTTTCTTTAATACAGGTAATAACAAAACACAAAAGGCAACCATTGTGTCAGGAAACTTAATTATTTCGGATTTTTAATATGTTTAATCCTATTTTAGATGCATTTGGCGATAATCAAGGAGCATACGATGATGCTTATAATGCTTTTAATCAGCAGGCGCAACGCTACAACCCATGGATTGAAAGAGGCAACAGAGCATCTGATTTAGCCTTTCAGCAATATCAACAGAATGCTCAAAATCCTACTTTTCAGCAAGATGCAATAGCGCGACATTGGCAGCAATCTCCTTTCCAAACTCAATTATCTGACGCTTTAACAAAGCGCATGAATATGAATGCTGCTAATTCCGGCATGATTATGTCACCAGTGGCTCAAGACGCTTTAAATAAGCAACTTAATACTCAGACTGGGCAATTTCAGCAAGATTATGTCAACCAAGGACTAGACCAATATAATAAGTCTTTGGGTGGTTTAAGCCAAATAGGGCAATCCGGCTTAACCGCTTTAGATTCTCAAGGTAATTTAATAACCCAAGGAATTGGTGCGAGATTAGGCGGCTCTATATCCCATAATAATGCCATTAATAGATTATTAGGAACGGGCGCGAACCTGGCAATGGCTTATGCCCCGTCTATGATGAGTGGAGGTTTTACAAGTCCTGGCGGTACAAATTACATGAACACCCCTAACATGAGTTATGGTGCTTATTCACCTCCGTCGTCTTCATCGACCTTTAATATAGGTGGATATTAAGAATGTATGAAACTGGTCAACGCTACGGAATTTGGGGGGTAATTCCTCAAGCGAATGATGCTGTCAGTTATGGACTTCAGCAAGCGGGTACTTTAAGTAATCTAAAACATGAAGGATTGTTAAATCAAGCTTTAGATATTCAAAATCAATCGGCTCCTCAATTAAATGCATTGAAGATACAAGGCGGACAATTAAAAAACCAATATTATCCGCAAGATGAGGCAGTTAGATTAGCAAATGCTTTGACATTAATTAATAGGCAAGGTTTACAGCAAAGTAGGTTTGGCGACCCAGTATACATGTTAACTAAATGGTTAAATTCTCAAGCAATGCCAGTGAGAACTGCTTGGGCTCAAGCTAATCCTGAACTATATGCACAAGTTACAAATAGACAATTTAATAATGTAATGAATCCTGGTTCTAATCCTGCGGGGTTAGGGGCTAATAATGATATGCAAGCCTATAATTTGTTAACTCCTTTCGCAAGAATGGGTAACCAGTCGCAAACAGGAGGGCAACAGCAACCACAAGCTTTAGGTCAACAACAGCCAGACCCTGTACAGTCACCTAATTATTTTTATTCCTCGAAGGGGGGATTAGGGAATCAACCTATTAATAACCCGTTAGCTACAATCGCACCTTCAGGAGCATTAGGTCAGCCTTCTGGTGGAGCAGTCCAACCTGGAATAGGCGCGACGACTCAGATAAATACACCGCCACCTCAACCTGTTTCTGGTGGTTCATCAGGAACACAACCAACACAATATTTTACTGGTGCCCAAATAAAATCTTCCACTGATAATGCATTATCAAAAGAATTAGATACTACCGCTACTATTAATCGCCAACAAGCATTTGGAAGATTGAAATCAGGTGTATCTAGTTTTATGGATAACATAGATTCATTTGCAAAATACCAGGGAATAACTGGGAAAGCTCAATTAGCGATAGATGCCGCTAAGTCTGCATTGGGTCATACTCCTGATGATTATCAACAATATCAAAATGCGCAAAATTCATTGGATATTATTAAATCAGATTTGGGTCCTATGTTAGGGAAACAAGCAACAGACCAAGCTGTAAAAGATGCTGCAAAAATTTTAGATTTTGACGGAATTAGTTCAAATCCTAAATTTGCATTAAATAAATTTTATAACCTTCTCCATACCTTACAAAAAACAGGCGAGGTAAATGAATTGCCTTTAGGTCAGCAAAAAGCTCATCCTAAATTAGTTGATGAAATTAATGCACGTCCTGCTCATGATTGGGCTGCCCCTCCTCAGCGTTGGATGGCAGGCGGTCAAGTGTATAGCGATGGGAAAGGTAATTTTTATACTAAAGATGAAATTGACAAAATGGCGGCTTCTAAAAAATGACACAACAAGAAGCTTTAGCTATCCAAGCGCGGCATCCTGATAACTTACCTAAAAATACTTTATCGCCTGTTTCTTCTATGACACCTGAAATGGCTCAACAAATACAGGAACAAAATCCCATTAAATCAAATAATGATTCAGGAAATTACCCACTAGCAGAATCCTTAGGAAGAAATACGGCAGCCATTCTCGGATCGGCTGGGCGCGATATCATCAATACTCCTAGAAATTTATTAAATCTCGTGCCGGGTGTAAATAATCAGAATAACCCATTAAAATCTTATGAACCTAATTACGATTATTACCATGCAATGGGGGTTCAACCAAGCACAGCTAAATCTATTGCACAAGGGGCGGTTGAATTTGGCGCTCCATTAGGGATAGCAAAAGGCGTTGGAATGTTAGGTACTCTTCCTAAAATATCTGAGGCATTACAAACTAATGCTCTTGCAGGTGGTTTAGGTGGCGCGGCTAGCACTCCTGATAATGCAGGTACTGGTTTTGGGATTGGTACTGGCTTAGGAGTTTTGGCTCATGCTGGAGGGTTGGCAGGAAGTGCAGCTGCCAGTGTAGCTGCCAACTTATACGCTAAAAGTGCGCTACCTGGTTTAGTTTCACGTGCAACATCTGCCGTTAAAAATAGTTTAATTGGTGGTGATGATATCGTTGCTCCTTTAAAAAATGCACATGATTCTGCCGTCATGAATGAAACAACACAATGGGCAAATGCTAATAATAAAGCAGCTGATTTAGATAATAATTTAATGAGACCCGACCCATCGCCTTACCTTGATTATATTAATAATTATATTAAAGAAAAATCAGCATTAGAGCCTGCTATTAGAGCAGGAAGTGAAGAAGCTTTAGATTATGCTAAAAATAATGCAATGGCTTTAACGCCACAAAGTTATCAAGGAGCTGTTTCATTACGCCAAGGATTGAATGAAAACATACAAGATTATTTGAAAATGAAAAACAAAGATGCTCCTAGCAGAGGGCTAAATAATTTTGTGACAGGTTTAAAATCGACCTTAAATGATGTCGTGAACCCAGAAAACTCACCGCCTCAAGTCCAAGATTTTTATAAATCATGGGAAGATGCAAATAATGCAACGCAAAGAAAACAACAATTTTATATGTCTCCCGATAAAAACGGGACATTGCAATATAATCCTGCTCTACAAAAAACATTAAAGAGTGATTTTCCTGATGCTTCTGTTATAAATGAATTTTCGCCAAAACCATCACAGACGGGAACAAGTGGTATAGACCATTTATCTAATTTGGTGGGTGATAAAGATACTGCGTCCAATATGGTTAATTCCTACATGATGCGTCAATTACCGCAGAGTGGTGCAGCGACAAAGACAGCGTCTGATTACTACTCTAAATTATCGCCACAACAACGCACTGCATTATTTCAGAATAATCCAGCTGACCCTTATTTAAAGACAGCTAATGATGTGATGCTGAATTATGGAAAAGATGTTCCAAACCCCACTTCATTTGGAAGAGATGCTTATAATGTAGGCGCTTTTCATTTTTTGCCAGCAATAGCCGGTTATGGGGCTGGTCAATATTCAGGATTAAATCCTCAAGAGTCCGCGGCATTAGGATTAGGTTTAGGAACAGGCTCTGTTGGTTTACGTTACGCAACTCGGAAAGCACCTATAAGCCTTATCCGTGGCGCGATGAATTACGGACGTCAACCTGCGCAAAATCCTGGCTCTATATTAAATCCAGCATTAAATTCAATTAACTACGGTACAAATCATGGCGGATAAAATTTACAAAATCAATACTCCTTTAATAAACTATTTTCTTTATAAAGACGGCCCCAAAATTAATACGCCTTTAATTGCAGGAATTATTGATTTTTTTTCCGATGTTGACCATACACAACGTGCTGATACGTACTCTGATATTAGTGACCCTGAAAATCCAGTTGTTAATACCAATCCTATAGTTTTGGATGCTAACGGTTCATGTCCTGTTATTTACCTGCAAGACATATATTATTTTATTGTGATAAAAAGTGAAGAAGGCGAAGTCATTCGTACCTACACTTACTACAAAGGTGCGTCTTTCGATGGAGGCGGTATAACGCCAATCACAATTGATGCATCTAGTAATTTGTTGACTAATGGTCAATTTACTTATCCCGTAAAATTTTATAAAACAAGCGATCCTGTTGGAAAAATAACAACAGATATTACGACCGTTGCGTTTGGTTGGGATTTTTTACAAAATCAAGGTTCTACTGAAAATTTTGTTTATAGCGATGACATTTCAAATGAAGCGATCGAAGGACGCCCTCTTAATCAATTAAGAGTCACATCGGGAATTTCTACTACTCAAACCGAAAAAGCATTACGTTCAAAGTATGGGCATGTCACTATTTTGGAAGGTAGAGCATTAACGTTTTCATGTCAGTTAATCAATGAAAATACAGGCATTGTGCCCGTTGATGTTTTTGTGGCGAAACATTATGGGGATGGCGGATCACCGACGACTTACACAAAAATAGCA